CAGTATGATACTCCATACGATACGGTACATCACTACGAAACGATAGAAGTTAAAGCTGGATTCAAACAAGATGGCATTGATGTCATCGCATTAGAAGGCGGACTAAGAGTTGATGAAGCATTTTACAACGGAACTTTTAGTTACAACGATGGAACTTCTGTTGTTACTATCCCCGGAAACAAAGCGTCAGTTCCAGTAACAATATTTGCAAATGCTGAGCGCGAAAATAACGAAAAGAGGCAAATATTTATTCTAAAAAAGGCATACCTTACATCATTTGTTAACGCATTTAAGAGAGGAAACACTTACGAGAAGTCATCTGACTTTGTTTCTAACAAACTTAAGGACGCATTGTGATCGACTTTTGACACAAAAAAATACCGGAAAAAATTTTTCCGGTATTATGAAATCAGTTATTCGATTTTGGTGTGTCAATCAGCAAGAAGACCAGCAAAATAATCTGCGTCCTTGACAGTTTCGCTGCTCTCTACCTGACTGCGGAAAGCAGAGACAGGTTCAGGAGCAGGTGCTCCCAGAGTGATGTCAGGGTCATTGAACCCACCGCGACCTTCAGATTCATCCTCAAAAGATTCATCAAAGACTGCGGGAGCAGGACGACCCCTACCTTCCACATCATTGAAGCGACGTTCGAGGTCATCATATGACTTGAACTGGTCTTCATCAACGATAGGAGCGAGAGGATACAGTTGGTTGTAGATCTTCTCCAGTTCATCGTCGTCGTTAGACAATGCGGCAGGTGATTCGAAACTAGAAGATTCATAGTTCCAATACTGTCCCTTCATAGTGATACGAAGGCGGAAGTTAGCACCCTTCCAGAAGTTGAAGACGGGGATAGGTTCATCACCCATACCTTCTTCAGGTTTCATAGTACGGGAGATAATATCAAAAATCTGCTGCCCAAAACGCCACTGCATAACTTGACCATTGTTCTGAGGATTAGCAAAGTCTTTAATCACCAGTACGTTAGCAATGTATTTCTTCTTACGAGACTTACCAGCAGCAAGTTTAGATGCTACCTCTTTAGGATTGTTCTTATAGATCTCGCGGTTGGAATCACAGACGGGACAGATGCCAGGACCAACACCTTGAAGTGTGGTGGGGCAGTTCTCAATGAACCATTGTCCAGTCTCCTGATTCTGATAAACGTGCTGGAAGAGTTTCACGACAGGTGCTGACTCTCCAGCAGGAGCAGGCAGGAAGCGCACGATAGCACCGCCGCCAGTCTTCTCCTTGTTCAATGCTGGTTTGAACTCAGGATAACCGCTACCTCCACCATCTTTAGACTCAAGTTCCTTCTGAAGGAAGTCGAAGTCAGTGGCAGTGGAGCTACGCTTAAGGTCTGAAAATGACATAGTTACTTGGTTGTTTTACTTAGTTGTACGTTGTTCGTCCCGCACTTACACATAATAATACAGGCACAGTCCTGGGACAAGGGGGTCTGTGCCAGTTGATCAGTCGTCTTCTTGGAGACGTAGTTGCTCCTCAACAGCAGGAGCAATGGATTCTTTTTGTGCTTTCACTCTTTCGATTAGAGTGTCAAACACTTCCTCAAGTGGTGTGCCCTCAGGAACTGAGGGATTACCTTCATCATCAGTGCCAGCAAATTGATAGGTGAAATCTTTCATCATTTCAACCATCATCTTTGCTTCTTCATCTTCACTCAGTCTCATTCTAAAGTAGAATGTCTTCTGCTTCTCGATGAGTTTGATTAGAACATCATAGTATTCATTCAGTTTGATAGGAGAGAGGGCATAGATCATTGTTGATGCCCTGACACAATACATCTGGAGATCTGTCATCTCCTGGATGTCTCCTCTTACCATTTCTGATTGGAAAAAATCACTCATGTTAGTACTAGTTTTGCGCTACGACTGGTTCTCTTCATATAATTTAGGCGTTGTGCATCCAACTTTAGTTTCTCTTTCAATGGTTTGGAGAGTAATTTAGATACACTTTCAAATTCAATCTCGTTCATATCACAGTAATGAATAACAGCATCAATATAATTCATGTCCTCATTATGTAGGACGATGTGCTCAACATCCTGCGAAAATTTCGCAGTGCTCATAAATTTATCCTCCAGTTGTTCAGGCATAGTTTTTGTAATAGTGTGCGATGTACTCTTGTAACTTAATATAGTATTCTCTACAAGGTTTCTCAATCTCTACTTGGATGTCAAGATCTTCGCAAGCAATAATAGTGACTAGCTGCTTAGGTGCTAGTCCATACATTTCATAAAACATACAGGCGTATGCTTGTTCCTGGACAAAATAATCGTAAATGTACTTGCGTCTCTTTCTCTCCGCAGAGGTTTTGAAATCTATAATAGACAGCACTCCATTGTATTCAGCAATACAATCAACGCGACCTGCAATCTGTAGCAAGTCAGAATAAAGAACTGCCTCTTGTAAGTAAATATTATTTATGTTGTTAAGAATAGGCACCGCTGCTGAGAACATCATAGCAGGTAATGGTGCCGCAGTCAAGTCCTCATCAGTGGGATGATTGTTCTTCAGATAATGCTCTGCGAACAAGTGAAAGTCATTGCCTCTAGAGGATGCTCTCTTGGATATTTTGTTTGCTTTCTCTTCACCCACACGCTTACGCCAGCGCATGATACCTGCCATCTTCTCTGGATTCTTACCAATCACAGTAGTAACTGACGGATAGTTACCTTTGGGTGTGGGATAGGTTCGAGTACCATCCTCCGTGACTGCTTCGACTTCAAATACTTCCGTCAGCTCTACATGATTAAACATTAGGTAATTCCAAGGGACATTTTATTAAGGATGTAAGACTTCACTAGATCAGAACGAACGATGTCTTCAACACCAAACTCAACCAGTTCAAACTCTTCCATGTTGTCAAGGATTTGTTGGAACCTGAGGATACCATTCTTCTCCTTGTCTCTAACTAGGTCAGATTGTAGCACATCACCAGCAAAGATGATCTTTGTGTCTTGACCAACGCGAGTGATAATACTATCAAGTTCGTGGAAGTTCAGGTTCTGAGATTCATCCACAATAACTATAGCATTGTCTAGTGTCGTGCCACGAATGAAACTGGTGCTCCAGAATGAGATAGTTTCCTGTGCTTTGAGGTCATCATACAATGTTTGATACTCTCTGTCAGTTGAGAGGTCAAACATATTCCTCACCATATTTTTGTAAGGAATTTCATAGAGTTCTGCCTTATCATCGTGGGTGCCAGGTAAGAAACCAATCTCTCTACTAGGAACAAGTGAGCGAACGATATAAACTTTCTCGTAAGCAGAGTATTCATCGAACACTTCCTTGAGTGCTAGGTAAAGAGCAAGGAATGATTTACCTGTACCAGCACAACCATAAGCAAAGATACATTTGCCACTGTCATAAGCACTGAAGAACCTCTCCTGTGCTGGTGTCATTGGCATGATCGCCTCAAGATGATCTGAATTGCGTCCTTTATTACGCTTCACCATCTTGCGACTGGGTTGCTTTGGTTGTTGTGCGCTGCGCGACTTTCTAGATCTTGGCATTAGTTATACTTGTCTGTGATTGTTTTGTTTCTTGGTGCGTGTTTTGCGATTTTGTTCCTCATAATATCGTGGAAACCGGGATGAGTTTTCTTCATCTTATCTCTCCAATCACCAATACCATCTTGTGCTGAACCAGGAACAGTAGATGGATCACTCCAGTCACGATCCCAGTCAGGATTATCTACCTTCCACTGGTCCCAATCGTGAACGCTCATACTGACTTGCTTTTGCTCGCCAGTGACTTTATTAACTACTGGATACGTCGCCATCTTTTTTCTCCTTATTAAATCCGAATGGTCCTGCTTCTAATTTAGATTGTACTCGCTGTTGTTGTGCCAGTTTACAAACATGTTCCATTACCTTGAGTGTGTCTTCAATCGATGGAGATCGCAAATTGCCGCTTGCGAGCTTCAACCGATCATGAACTTCCTCAAACAGAGGCAGGAAAATATCTGTTGCCTCTTGTACTTCTTCTAGTGTCAGTGGTTTACTTAGTTCCATTCCATTGCCTCCGCTACGTCTGGGAATACTTCGATGAATAGTTTC